CACTTACAGCGGTATCTGGACGGCAGCCTGAAACCGGCATACAGCAATAACCCGGCCTGGTGCCTGTGGGACATGCTGACCCACCCGCGCTACGGAATGGGAAAACGCCTGGGGGCGGCGGATGTGGACAAGTGGGCGCTGTATGCCATTGCGCAGTACTGCGACCAGATGGTCCCTGATGGTTTCGGGGGCACAGAGCCGCGGATGACCTTTAATGCGTACCTGTCACAACAGCGTAAGGCGTGGGACGTTCTCAGTGATTTCTGCTCGGCGATGCGCTGTATGCCGGTATGGAACGGCCAGACGCTGACGTTCGTTCAGGACCGCCCGTCGGATGTGGTGTAGGCCGTACACCAACTGCGATGTGGTGGTGGATGATAACGGCGTGGGGTTTCGCTACAGCTTCAGCGCCCTGAAGGACCGCCACACGGCGGTGGAGGTGAATTACACCGACCCGCAGAACGGCTGGCAGACCTCCACGGTACTGGTGGAAGACCCGGAAGCCATACTGCGCTACGGGCGCAACCTGCTGAAGATGGATGCGTTCGGCTGCACCAGTCGCGGTCAGGCCCACCGTGCCGGGCTGTGGGTGATAAAGACCGGACTGCTGGAAACGCAGACGGTGGATTTCACGCTCGGGTCACAGGGGCTGCGTCACACACCCGGTGACATTATTGAAATCTGTGATAACGACTATGCCGGGACCCTGACCGGTGGACGTATCCTGTCCATCGATGCCGCCAGCCGCACCCTGACACTGGACCGTGAGGTGACCCTGCCGGAGACAGGTGCCGCCACGGTGAACCTGATTAACGGCAGCGGTAAGCCGGTGAGCGTGGCCATCACTGCACACCCCGCGCCGGACCGGATACAGGTCAGCACCCTGCCTGATGGTGTGGAGACATACGGTGTATGGGGACTCTCCCTGCCGTCACTGCGTCGTCGCCTGTTCCGCTGTGTCTCCATCCGGGAAAACACGGACGGCACCTTTGCCATCACGGCGGTGCAGCACGTACCGGAAAAAGAAGCCATCGTGGATAACGGGGCCAGCTTTGAGCCGCAGTCAGGCACCCTGAACAGCGTTATTCCACCGGCAGTGCAGCACCTGACGGTGGAGGTGAGCGCGGCTGACGGTCAGTATCTGGCACAGGCGAAATGGGACACGCCGCGGGTGGTGAAGGGTGTGCGCTTCAGTCTGCGCCTGACCAGCGGAAGCGGAGAAGACAGCCGTCTGGTGACCACCGCCATCACTGCGGATACAGAGCATCGTTTCAGTGGTCTGCCGCTCGGGGAATACACCCTGACAGTCAGGGCAATTAACAGTTATGGCCAGCAGGGCGAACCGGCCACCACCACGTTCAGGATTAATGCACCTGCGGTACCCGCCACGATTGAGCTGACACCGGGCTATTTTCAGATAACAGCGGTCCCGCGTCTTGCGGTGTATGACCCGACGGTACAGTTTGAGTTCTGGTTTTCGGAGACAAAAATCGCAGACATATCTCAGGTGGAAACCTCTGCCCGTTATCTGGGGACCGGCAGTCAGTGGAGTGTATCCGGCCCGCACATTAAGCCTGGGAAGGATTTCTGGTTTTACGTGCGCAGCGTCAACCTGGTGGGGAAATCTGCGTTTGTGGAAGTCAGCGGGCAGCCCAGCAATGATGGTGAAGGGTATCTGGAATTTTTCCGGGAAAAAATAGGAAAACTGCATCTGGCTCAGGGGTTGTGGGAACTGATAGATAACAGCCAGCTTGCAGATGAGATGGCGGAGATGAAGACCAGCATCACGGAAACCCGCAATGAAATCACACAGACGGTCAGTAAAACACTGGAGAACCAGAGCGCCACCATACAGCAGATACAGCGCGTGCAGAAGGACACAAATGATGACCTGGCTGCGCTGTACATGCTGAAGGTTCAAAAAACGAAAGACGGCATTCCCTATGTGGCCGGGATTGGTGCAGGGATTGAGGATACTGATGGCCAGCCACTGAGCAACATACTGCTGCTGGCTGACCGTATCGCGATGATAAATCCGGAGAGCGGCAACAGCACGCCGTTATTTGTGGCGCAGGGGAATCAGCTGTTCATGAACGACGTGTTCCTGAAACGACTGTTTGCGGTGAGTATCACGTCATCCGGCAACCCCCCGACGTTTTCCCTGACGCCGGAGGGCAGGCTGACCGCAAGAAATGCTGATATCAGCGGTAACGTGAATGCGAATTCCGGGACGCTCAACAACGTCACGATTAACGAGAACTGTCGGGTTCTGGGAAAACTGTCCGCGAACCAGATTGAAGGCGATCTCGTTAAAACAGTGGGCAAAGCTTTCCCCCGGGATTCCCGTGCACCGGAGCGGTGGCCATCAGGGACCATTACCGTCAGGGTTTATGACGATCAGCCGTTAGACCGGCAAATTGTTATTCCGGCGGTGGCATTCAGCGGCGCTAAACATGAGAGAGAGCATACTGATATTTACTCCTCATGCCGTCTGATAGTGCGGAAAAACGGTGCTGAAATTTATAACCGTACCGCGCTGGATAATACGCTGATTTACAGTGGCGTTATTGATATGCCTGCCGGTCACGGTCACATGACGCTGGAGTTTTCGGTATCAGCATGGCTGGTGAATAACTGGTATCCCACAGCAAGTATCAGCGATTTGCTGGTTGTGGTGATGAAGAAAGCCACCGCAGGCATCAGTATCAGCTGAATTTTATAACCCATATACGGGCGCCAGAAATGGCGCCTTTTTTATTGCAGAAAAGCGAGAGGTAATTATGCGTAAACTTTATGCCGCCATTTTGTCCGCAGCCATTTGTCTGGCCGTATCCGGTGCGCCTGCATGGGCGTCTGAACATCAGTCAACGCTGAGCGCGGGGTATCTTCATGTCTCGACGAACGTTCCTGGCAGCGATGAACTGAACGGGATTAACGTGAAATACCGTTATGAGTTTACGGACACACTGGGGATGGTGACGTCGTTCAGCTATGCAGGAGACAGGAATCGCCAGCTGACCCATTACAGCGATACCCGCTGGCATGAAGATTCCGTTCGTAACCGCTGGTTCAGCGTAATGGCGGGGCCGTCTGTGCGCGTGAATGAATGGTTCAGCGCGTATGCGATGGCGGGAGTGGCTTACAGCCGTGTGTCGACTTTCTCCGGGGATTATCTCCGCGTAACTGACAACAAGGGGAAAACGCACGATGTGCTGACCGGAAGTGATGACGGTCGCCACAGCAACACGTCTCTGGCGTGGGGGGCTGGCGTGCAGTTTAACCCGACCGAATCCGTGGCCATTGATATTGCTTATGAAGGCTCCGGCAGTGGCGACTGGCGCACTGACGGTTTCATCGTGGGTGTCGGTTATAAGTTCTGATTAGCCAGGTAACACAGTGTTATGACAGCCCGCCGGTTCAGGCGGGCTTTTTTGTGGGGTGAATATGGCAGTAAAGATTTCAGGTGTACTGAAAGACGGCACAGGAAAACCGGTACAGAACTGCACAATCCAGCTGAAAGCAAAACGTAACAGTACCACTGTGGTGGTGAACACGCTGGCCTCAGAAAATCCGGATGAAGCCGGGCGTTACAGCATGGACGTTGAGTACGGTCAGTACAGCGTTATTCTGTTGGTGGAGGGATTCCCGCCGTCACATGCCGGGACCATCACCGTGTATGAAGATTCTCAATCCGGTACGCTGAATGATTTTCTCGGTGCCATGACGGAGGATGATGCCCGTCCGGAGGCATTGCGACGTTTTGAACTGATGGTGGAAGAGGTGGCGCGTCACGCTGAAGAGGCGAAGAAGAATGCCGGAGAGGCGGAGACGTCAGCGAGGAATGCCGGCATATCAGCCAGTCAGGCAGAAGAGAGCGCTGCAAATGCTGACACTTCAGCAGGGGAGGCATCGGAGTCAGCCCGGCAGGCGGCAGAAAGTGCAGCCTCAGCAAAGCAGTCAGAGGATGCGTCCTCGTCCTCGGCTTCTGCGGCCGCTCAAAAAGCCAGTGAGTCATCACAAAGTGCAGCAGAAGCTGAATTGTCAAGAAAGACGGCAGAAAGTGCAGCCGGTAATGCAGCCAGGGATGCAACGACCGCAACAGAAAAAGCCCGGGAGTCAGCAGAAAGCGCACAGTCAGCGGAACAAAGCAGGATAGCGGCGGAAGAGGCCGTAAACCGAATCCCCACCGTGGTGGGGCCTCCCGGGCCAAAGGGGGGAACCGGGTCCCGCGGGTCCTCAGGGGCCGAAGGGAGATAAAGGAGAGCGTGGAGACACCGGTCCGGCAGGGGCAACCGGTGAAAGGGGGCCGGCAGGTGATGCTGGTCCGGCAGGCCCACAGGGACCGAAAGGAGAAACAGGTGCGGCTGGCCCGGTGGGGGCAACCGGACCTCAGGGGCCGAAGGGCGACCCGGGGGAGACGCAAATACGGTTCCGTCTGGGGCCGGGAAACATTATTGAGACAAACAGCCATGGCTGGTTCCCGGATACAGATGGCGCACTCATCACCGGACTGACCTTTCTTGACCCCAAAGATGCCACACGGGTTCAGGGTTTTTTTCAGCATTTGCAGGTCAGGTTTGGTGACGGGCCGTGGCAGGATGTTAAGGGACTGGATGAAGTGGGCAGTGATACAGGCAGAACAGGAGAATGACATGAATATTTTGAGAAAGCTTATGGAGCGTCTGTGTGGTTGCGGAAAGCATGATGACTGTGAACACGGGCAGTCGCTTACAGTACAACTGCGACTGGGGCCGGCAGACATCCTGGAGTCAGATGAGAATGGCATTATTCCGGAGCAGGACAGGGTAATCACACACAGGTGGTGATACTGGATGCGGATAAAAAGCAGATACAGTGCGTGGTAAGACCGCTGCAAATCCTACGTGCTGACGGGAGGTGGGAAAATATTGGCGGGATGAAATAGCCGACGGGTTCACAAAAACCGGAGTCCTGCTCTGGTTTTTGTTGTCACGTATGGGGGATGTTTGTTACAGCTATTTAAGTCTGGAGTTCAAATTAAAATAGGGAGCTTTGTTATGCCATTAACCTCAGATATTAGATCACATTCATTTAATCTTGGGGTGGAGGTTGTTCGTGCCCGAATTGTAGCCAATGGGCGCGGAGATATTACAGTCGGTGGTGAAACTGTCAGTATTGTGTATGATTCTACTAATGGGCGCTTTTCATCCAGTGGCGGTAATGGCGGATTGCTTTCTGAGTTATTGCTTTTGGGATTTAATAGTGGTCCTCGAGCCCTTGGTGAGAGAATGCTAAGTATGCTTTCGGACTCAGGTGAAGCACAATCGCAAGAGAGTATTCAGAACAAAATATCTCAATGTAAGTTTTCTGTTTGTCCAGAGAGACTTCAGTGCCCGCTTGAGGCTATTCAATGTCCAATTACACTGGAGCAGCCTGAAAAAGGTATTTTTGTGAAGAATTCAGATGGTTCAGATGTATGTACTTTATTTGATGCCGCTGCATTTTCTCGTTTGACTGGTGAAGGCTTACCCCACCCACTGACCCGGGAACCAATAACGGCATCAATAATTGTAAAACATGAAGAATGCATTTATGACGATACCAGAGGAAACTTCGTTATAAAGGGTAATTGAAATGAACATTACCCTTTATTTTATTTAATGAAACATCCTGCAAACTGATATGAATTACTGAATGAGGTTTTTATGCCTGTTACCACCTTAAGTATCCCAAGTATATCTCAATTATCTCCTGCAGGAGTACAGTCTTTGCAGGATGCTGCCAGACTTGAAAGTGGAATAAGAATATCCATTGGTAGTGGCCAATATTCTGTTCACTATGTCCAGCTACTGGATAGATTTTCAGTTGAACCGGTGAGAGGAGGCTTACTGGATAGGCTATTGGGGCGTGAGCATCGAATGGAGAGAAGGGCTGTGGCTCTGGAAAGGCAATTAAATGGAGGTGTCGATTTTTTAAGTAGTGTTAATAACTATTTTCAGAGTGTCATGGCAGAACACAGAGAAAATAAAACAAGTAATAAAATATTAATGGAAAAAATAAATTCTTGTTTATTTAGACCTGATTCTAATCACTTTTCTTGCCCGGAGTCATTTTTGACATGCCCGATAACGCTGGACATACCTGAGACTGGGGTGTTCATGAGAAACTCACGAGGTGCTGAGATATGCTCTCTATATGATAAGGACGCGTTAGTGCAACTTGTTGAAACTGGTGGAGCTCATCCTCTGAGTCGAGAACCTATAACAGAATCAATGATTATGAGAAAAGATGAATGTCACTTTGATACAAAAAGAGAAGCTTTTTGTTGTAAGTGATAATTAATGATATAAATATAGTTTTATGTACTTTTATTTTTTACTAAAGCAAAATTAAGTTATTAAAATGGAGGGAGAGGAATGCCTGTAGATTTAACGCCTTATATTTTACCTGGGGTTAGTTTTTTGTCTGACATTCCTCAAGAAACCTTGTCTGAGATACGTAATCAGACTATTCGTGGAGAAGCTCAAATAAGACTGGGTGAGTTGATGGTGTCAATACGACCTATGCAGGTAAATGGATATTTTATGGGAAGTCTTAACCAGGATGGTTTATCGAATGATAATATCCAGATTGGCCTTCAATATATAGAACATATTGAACGTACACTTAATCATGGTAGTTTGACAAGCCGTGAAGTTACAGTACTGCGTGAAATTGAGATGCTCGAAAATATGGATTTGCTTTCTAACTACCAGTTAGAGGAGTTGTTAGATAAAATTGAAGTATGTGCATTTAATGTGGAGCATGCACAATTGCAAGTGCCAGAGAGCTTACGAACATGCCCTGTTACATTATGTGAACCAGAAGATGGGGTATTCATGAGGAATTCAATGAATTCAAATGTTTGTATGTTGTATGATAAAATGGCATTAATACATCTTGTTAAAACAAGGGCGGCTCATCCTTTGAGCAGGGAATCAATCGCAGTTTCAATGATTGTAGGAAGAGATAATTGTGCTTTTGACCCTGACAGAGGTAACTTCGTTTTAAAAAATTAA